CCTTTTAAGTTTGCTAAACCTATAAGCAGTCTACCAAATTCAGTTCTCGCTTTACCCTTTGGTGGAACATTAAATTCACCTTTTCCTGTTATACCTAAGTCTTTCTGTAGTTTTTTAATAGTCTCATTAGATATAGTTCCTCTAAATTCAGGTTTTAATCTTCTTACTTGTGTTTGACTAGTGCTACCTTTAGATCTTCCTTTAGGATTTGTTATAGCATCTTTTTTAGTTTCTTTATTTAAAGCTTTAGGATCAATGTAATCTTCATAAAAATAATTTTGTACACTAGGAGCAATACCCAATGATCTTCCTTGTACGTCTTTATCAACTTTAGTTTCTTGACCTTGCTTTGTTGTTACAGCTGTAGGTGTACTTATATTAAATTCAGGATATAAAGAAATTAATTTTTTAGCATCTTGAATGTTTGCATAATCACCCTGTATTCTTTCAGCTTCAGAAATTACTTTTCTACCATCAACTACTTTATTTTGTGCATACGTAAGATCAGCACCTTTTTTAAGTTTACCCGCATCTATCCCATAAATTTCACCTGCCACTTTAGAACCATACTTGTCTGATATACTTCTAAAATCTGTAGTATAAGATCTAGACTCAGGGTTTATCACAACATCGTTTTTATCAACTTTTATAAGATTGTCAATGTTTGTTGGTACTCCTGGTAATTTTCTTGGATCTACTAGAGATTTACCCTTACCTTCAGATTTTTTTCTTTCTTCTAAGTTTACAGCATCTTCTGCTGTTTCTTTAGCAACTAGTCTAGTTTGTTCTTGAGCTTGGCTTTGGCGTACTAACTTTTTCTTTCTTTCTATTTCTTCCCCTATTTTAGCACTACCTTCTCGACCAATAGTTTTATATATCCAGTTAGTAAACGAACCTTCTCCTGGTTTATAACTTCTAGTTACTCTGTCAAAAGCATCAACAGCAAAACCTTCTGCTTGATCTGTAGCTATATCTCCTTTTGCAATATTGAAACCCATAGCTGCTAAAGCAGTATTAAGATATTGTCTATAAAAATCAGTATCTAATATAAAACTAGCTCTTTTATCAGCCGGTAATTCTTTATATTCTATAGCTAATTCATTTATGTTTTTCTCCGATTGTTTTAAATCTTTTCCTTTATATTCATCTATAGCTTTAATAGTTTCTTTAGAAAGTTTGCCACTTCTAAACGCAGCATTGTTAGCCGCTAAATAGTTTAAAGCTTTTTCCGGTGTATTTAAATTACCCGGATCAGTGGCGTTGAAAACTCTAGTAAGAAAATTATCATCTTTTTCTATTTGAACTTCATCTTCATAAGCATATAATCTTTCTTGTAGATATTTACTATATTCATCTTCCCAAATAACTTTGTTTTCGTTGTTTATTTCTCCATATATATTATTTAAATCTAAAACAATTTCATTATGAATTCTATTTAAAGCTTTATTATCACTAGTAGCTGCTGCCTTAAATAAGTTATTAAAGTATTTAGCTTTAGCTTCTGGAGATTTCATCCTAGCATCATCCGTTATATGGCTAAATTCATGTAAAATAACTGTTCCAGCTCTTAATTCACCTTTAGCTAAATCAGCTTCCATTCCTTCTTTGTTTTGGGTTAAAATAGTTTTACCAAAAACAAGACCAAAAGTTTTATTTTCTTGTAGTTTATTTAAAGCGTCTGCAAATTCTGCTGTTCCTACCTCTAATCCTGTATCAATTAATAATTGAATACCTTTATCATCATTGGTCCATTCTTCTACCTTAACGTTTTTTACATCACCTAAAATTTGTTTAGCATTTCTGTTAACATTTAATTGGGTACCGAAAGCCCTTGAAGCATCTAACGCTTGTTTTTTCCCCCAATTACGATATATATTTTCTTTCTGTTCGTTAGTAAGTTTTTTAAATCTTTTGTCAGTAGTTAATTCACCTTCCTTATTTAACCTTAATCCATCAACCCATTCAACCATTCGAGGATTTGACTTAGCTTTATTAATAGCATCTTGTTCAAAATCAGTTCTGGCTTTATTAATTATATATACTAGTTTATCTTTAGGGGATTTACTATCATATTCTGTATCGTTTTTTAAAGAAATATTATAACTTTTATATAAATTTCCTAAAGCATTTTTAGCAATAGTATAATTATTATTTTTAGTAGCAGTTTCTTTTATATTATTTATTTGAGTATCTAAACTATTAAGAACTCCATCAAAATCCTTCACTTGCTGAGCTGTCATTGTTTTTTTCTTAGCCGCAATCGCTGTATCGGTTTGAGCTTTTGATAAGAAAGGATTTATACCTTCACTTACTAAAAAGTCTCTTTTAATCATTTGAGTTCCAATTAACCTATTGATTTCTGGAGCTCCAAGGTTTAAAAGATCTATTGAGTTTTGATCAACAGCTAACCCCATTTCCTTCATTTCCTCCCCAATGTCAAACAGTAAAGCTTTTTGAACCTCTGGACTTAACTTCTTAAAAGTTTTACCTTGTAAAGTTTTAGATAAACCATTAATATTAAATCGTCTTTTAGAAATAGCTTTTTCATATTCTTTAGTTATACCCACAGCATTCAATCCACTGTAAGCAATACCAGTTCCTTGTGATAAACCAGCTGTTACTACTGTAGCCCAAAATGTTTCATTTAAACCACTTTTAAATTCACCTTCGTCTATATCTCTACCTAATATCCCGGCTTCTGTAACAATTTGTTGTCCTCCAAAAATACTTAACTCTTCAAACACCTCCGAACCAGTTCTAATTGCTAAAGGTTTACCAATAAGATTAGTAACTTTAGAATAATTACCTTTGAATAATTGTTCAGCTATAAGTTTTCTATTAACTGTACTAAAATCTTTTATAAGTTTTATAGAGTTTGGTGCAGTGCCTAAATATTTAGTAAATACACCTTCTATTATACCATTGGAAAATGAGGCTGTTAAAATTTGATTATCATTCAAACGTTTCATGGCTAAAGTCTTATCAATATCCCTCATGGCCATAGTATAATTATACTCGCTTATTTCTCCTTTAGCAAATGCTTTTTTATATATTTCTTTTTGTCTTAAGGCTTCATCATAAGCGTCAACCTGTATGTTTAAATCTCTAAACGTTTGTGTACCAGCAGTTGTCCCAAAACCTATTCCAATAGCGTTAGAAACTGCTGCGTTGCTTAAACCTAAAGCGCTTCCTCCACCTGCTGTAGCTATAGCTAATGTTATATTAGCTGATTGTTGGCCTAAAGTTCTAGTTATATATTCTAAACTAAACTCTGGACCAGTCATTTCTTTGTAATAATTGTTTTTATCGTTTAATTGTTTTTGTTTACCAATTGCCCATTCTGAATCGAATAGTGTTGGTAAAGCTAAAAACGTAGAAGTAAAAGCATCATTAACATCTTTAACTATTAAATTCCCTAAACCATATTCTCTATGCGCTGCATCAATTATATAATCATATTGTTTTCTATCAGCTAAAGAAGCATAGAAAGCTTCAGAATTAGTAATTAATTCATCTATTGCAACTTCTCTATCTCTAGCTAAATTATGAAAAGTACTTTGAGCACTAGCTAATTTACCAGATAAAGTTTCTATATCAGCTATCCTATCTGAGCTAGGATTTTTTTCTGTTCCTCTGATGGATAATATAGGGCCAGTTTTAGTAGGAGAAGAGACAATAGTATAACCATCAGGTAATTCTTCCCCAATGTTATTTATTGTTTCTACAATTTCTTTTATTTTAGGTTCATAAAAAGTCTTAATATGCTCAACTTGTGCTTTTTGATCTTCCTCCTGTAATCTTTCTCCTATAAAATCCCAGGTATTTTTCATACCACCAGCGAGTTCATATGTTTCTTCAATGTCTCCTTTCTCAAACATTTCTAATACATCTTCATCTAATTTAAAATCTGTATCTTTAAATACATTTCCACCTAAATATTGTTCTATTGTTTTACCTTCTTTTAAAGCTTTTGTTTGAAGTATTTTATAAATATTGTTTGGATCATTATAAAAATTAGCTAGTTGTAATAAGTCTTTTGGTTTAGTTTCCGATAAAAAATCCCCTAAAAGACTTGTTTGACCTTGATTTATTTTATTAAAAATTAAATCGTTAATACCTTGTGATGCTAAATTTTCTAAAGCTTGGTTGTTAATTCCGGACCTTATTAATTTCTCTCTTAAACTATCATCTAAACCTTCTAATGTACTATAGTTTGTAGCTAATTGATCTATATCTTTACTGTTGGAATAAAAACCCCACATACCAGCTCGAGCAAATTTAGAAGTAGTATCTTTTTTTTGTTGTAACAAGTAATCTTTAATTGCCTCTATTTCTTCTGAAGAAAAACTCCCATTTGCTTTTAACTCTTTAATTAAATCATCTCCAAAATTATTTTCAAAATAATCTAATCTAGTTTCAGGATCATCTTTAATTTTTACAAAATCTTGATGATTTTTAGCATCCATTATCGCCGCCATCGTAGACAAAGCTTTAAAAGATCTTTCTTGCATTTTCTTAAACTCCTCTTTAGTTATATTATTTTGGAAAAAATCATCTAAATCACCTGCTGGTAAGTTTGCTATTACTTCTCCGTCTTTCAAAACATTATATGTAGTAACTTCTTCTTCACCTCTATTCATTCCCTCCCCTACTTCTACTATATCTGTTATTTTTTCTAATTCATAAGGAGTACTATCTTTTAATAACGCATTTACAGAATTAACGTTTTTGGAATTTTCTTCTATACTTTTACCTAAATTACTAGCGCTAATACCTATTATCTCATCATCAGTTTTAAGTTTTTTAGCATTTTTTAATTCTTTTAGTATTTGAATAGTTTCATTTTTTCTTCTTTTACTAGGATCCAGTAATTCTACTAAATCTATTTCTTTATCACCTATCATAACCGAGTTACCCCAGGTTTCTCCAGCTTGAGGATCATAAAAAGGTACTTCTTTTCGTAACCAATTTACAATAGCATCTTCTTTTTGATGTAAAATTCTATCAGGATTTTCAATAGCTTGATCTAAAGTTAAAGTTGTGAGTTGGTCAGGATCGTTATTACGAGCTATAATTTGTGTTTCTAAATCTTTTCTGACTTTAGCTTCTTCTAGTCTTTGCGTGTTAAACTTACTAGAGGTAGGATTTGAAACACCATCTATATAATTGCTAGAATACTTGTCGTTATATTCTTTTTTAATATTATTTACTATTTTTGAATAACGAGAATTCGAAGCTTCCAATTGTGATTCCAAAGATAAGGATGCTGTGTCCTCTCCCGCAGCCGCATCCAGAGCATTGGGGTCTTTCTTTACTTGTTTAACTTCTACTTTGTTAAAATATTTAAAGTCTTCTAAACCAAGCCCTGCTTCATTAGCTAAAGCCTGGAGTTGTTCTAGAGTTAGTTTTTCTCCATTTAATATATATACTTCCATATTTTATTTTTTAAAAGAGTGATGCTAAACTTGATGGTGGTATTGCTTGTGCGCCTATAACTTTCATTCCGTCTGTGCCTACTCTATAAACACCTGCTGGGTCTTCACCTTTTGCTGGAAAATAAACTATTTGTTGATCGTAACCTTTTGGTTTTATCGGAACAGCAAACAGTGATCCAAGGTTTGGATTTTTTGCTTTTAAACCAGCTCTCATTCTTTCAGCAAAAGTAGGACCATCATCTTTAACAATTTTTTCTACATCATTAGTTACCCTCATATACACATCGTCACCCGCGCTATATGTTTGACCTGCAGCATTAAGAACATTATTATCATTTAAATATTTAAGCAGTTTAGAATCTACTTTTTTTCTTACTAAACTTACTCCTTTGGTTGCGGGATCTTGCATTCCTCCAAATATTCCTTCTTTACCAGTTAGTATATTATTTCTAATTTGTAAATTAATCCAAGTTTTTTTCTGTTCTAACGTACCTCCATCTAAAAAATCTTTTACAGAATCATAAGTTTTATTCCCCATAACAACTTTACCTGAAACATCATAATTATTAGCTAGGTTAGTTGCTATAACTGCAGTTCTATTTTCACTTAATAAAGTCGCAGTTTCTGAACTTATCATTGCATTGAATTCATCGCTATTGTTAAGTTTATTTATATCAACAATTTCATGTGATTTTATACTTACATTATTATTAGCTAAATTTTCAGTAGTTTCATAAGTTAATATAGGTGTATCATCTTCAGTTCCTTCTCGATCTTGCCCTACGTTTGTATGAACAAACGCTTTATCCATAATATTATTATCTTTATCAGTGAACCCACTAACATGCAATACTTCATCTCTATTTAATTTTTCACCCATAGGTACAACAAAATCAAAACCTTCTTCACCTTCGTAGGCATTAAAGTTTATCTCTCTTTCAAAAATATAATTACCATTTTCATCTTGTTTTATATTACCAGCTTCAATACCATTTTTAAGTACATCTTTAAATTTAGGATGTGCTTTCATATGTGTTATAAACGAACTGTTAGCAGGAATACTAACTTTAGAATGCAACACATTGTCATTACCTGAAACTTTAAGTGTTCGCGAAGAAGTAGCTCCGTCATAAAGAGTATTAATATCTGCCCCTGAACTTGCGTCTAATGTTATAGTGTTTAAAAGTTGTTCGCCGGTTTCCATATCACCTATTACAGTATCTGTATTATTAGAATCTAATTTAGATTTTTTATATGCTTCTACATCCGCCAGATATCTACCCATAGTAGTTAAACTTTTGTTATTATACCTGCTAAAATTTGTAAGTATTTCTCTTTTAGCTTTTTCATCTTCGGGGGATAAATCTCCAAACTGTATATCTATTTGAGCTTGAGTAGCTTCTTCCCCTCTTTTTATAACTTCTGCAGACCACTGTTCATAAATACCTTTATCTTTAATTTGTTCTTCTCCTTTTAGTAATAAACCATCGACAATTTGATCATTAGCTAACATAGTTGAAACCCTATATTCATTTTTTAATTGTTTCAATTCATTAGTTTTCTTTTGATTAGCTACATAAGCGTTACCTAGTTGTGCAAACATGTTTCCAAGTGAAGTTAATCCTTGTCCACCTGGGTTAACTTCTAGTTTATTAGAGATTGTATAGTCTGCTCCTGGTATTTTATATCCCATATTGTTTTATTATTTAAAAAGTTTTTTTATATGCCCTATAAGCTTTTCTACTTGTATCTACATTTTTCATTAAACCTGCTTGATACATTCCAGATTTATTCATTGCATTACTAGACCAATCCTTGTAACTCATGGGGGTATTAGCGCCGCCTCCGGCACCTACTTTCCCATACCCATGGTAAAGGCAGAGCTTGCAACCCCACTAGCAACATTACCTATTCCAGTAAATATTCCTGCAGTAGCAGCATCTCTTCTTTGTCTAGATGCATCTTCTCTTTGAGCAGCTCCAGTTTCTTTAGATATATTATAAGCAATATCTGCGTTATCTCTATCTTCTTGTGCTTCAAACTCAAATAATTTCCCTTGAGCATCTGCAGCTTGTTCTCTTTGACCTTCAGATATTGCAATACCTTGTAACCTTTGTTGTTCTGTTATTTGTGCTTGCATTAAGTTTTGAGCACCTTGAGCTTTTAGTTGTTCGTTTCGAGCCTCTTGTTGTTCTATACTAGCGGCTACCCCAGACTTACTTGCTAAAGCAGCTTGTGCTAAAGCAGTTGCTCCACCCGCGCTAGCTCCTGTAGCTCTTAACATGTCTAAAGTATTAGCTAATGATATATCAGCTTCTTCTGCTTGAATTTCAGCAGCTTGTGTAGCAACCCCTAATTGAGCATAAGGGTTACTCATCATACCGGTTAGATCAGTTGCCATGTCAGCTAATGATGTAACACCTGCATAAGGATTTATAATTTTTTGTCTAGCATCTTGTAATTCTTTTACTTTAAACGCCGCCGCTTCTTTTGCATCTCGTGCCCTACGCATTGATTTGTGCTCTTGGCCTGATTGTACTGCGCCTCCAACAACGGCTGCGGTTGCTGCTGTTCCTGCGGCTACTGCCCCAATCGTTAAGGCTGTTGTTGCTGATATTACTGCCATATCCTTTAATTTTAAATTATCACTTTTATCATTTCGTGTGATGGGGTTTTATCTATACTCCACCCTATTTTTTCATGTATTTTTAATAAGCTATTACTCCTACTTATAGACATCATGTATTTACTCCCAGCTTCTTTAACCATTTGTTCTGCTGTAAGTATTAACAGTTCTATAGCTTGTTTACGTATTTTTTTATCTGCATTAGGATTAGATATAATCCAGTCAAGCCATACCATTTTAGAATTGCTCCAGTATAAAAATCCAGCTACTATATTTTCACCTTCATTCTCTATCATTATACCACCCGTACCATTATCCGGTAACATATCTTTTGCCATTACGGGCCAATTCCACGCTTTCCACCAGTCTGATAATATTTCATAATCAGACTCAGTTAATGTTCTTGTATTCATTTAATTTAATTTAATATGATGACTCTACAAAATCTGAAGATACAGCAAATAATTCTACTGGATTAGATCTTGATGTGTCGTCTGTTTCTATTGTGACAGTTGCATAATAACCTTTAACACCAGTCATTGCGCTACCAAAAATAACTTCACCTGTCGTTGCTGTACTATTATTTACTAAGTTTGCAAAGTATTTTCCTTCTTTTTTAACAAAACCAGCATAACGTACGGGTTGATTAGCTAATAGCACTGCGGTTCCTGTGTTACCAGCCGAGTCATAAGCTCCATCAGTATAACTTAACACCGTGTTACAAGAATCTACTAATTCAAAAGATCTTGCGGCATCAAATTGACTCACCTCCCAACCATTACTACCTTCGTAGTTAACTGTTTTAAATACTTTAGACAAACTCACCTCCGGATTAAAAACAAATTGTATAGAAGAATTGTATTGGGTTCCGTAAAAATTATTTCTATTAGGTGGTATAGTTGTAGTATCGTAATGTTTCCATAACCCTCCATCTTTAAAGCTATAATAATTACTTTGTAAACTGAAGATTTGATCTGGTATATAGTTGAAAAAACTTGTCCAACCTAATACTCTTTCGTCAAAAACTAATGTAGCTGTAGAAGGAGAAGGGTTAATAGTACCATCATGTGCTTTAGGACTTTGTTGTAGTGATAATACATATTGTTTATTATATATATCATAAGCCCCTAATGCTTTTCCCGCACCCCAAGTTGTACTATCTAATACACCAAATTGATCTCTAAAATAATCAATCATTCCGTAATTAGCTATTTCTGTTATACCATCTCTAGATAATCTTAATACTGCATTTCTATTTTTATCAGTAAAATATTTTTGATATCCATATACTGCAAAACTTTCTGGATTATTACTAATACCATATTCACCTGCATAAGGAATTATATCACCTATAACCATATTAGAAGCTGATAAACTTCCTCCACCTTCAGCATTATAAATAACATCTTTATCTATAGGTGCTCTACTAACTTTATCTTGTTGGAAAATAATCAATGCTGTATCTTCAGCATATAATTTTTGGATAGAACCGTTGATTGGATCAGCAGCTTTTGTGATATCAGTACCCACGGAGAAAACATTTGAATTGTTTATACCAGTTCGTGAGTTAAAAATACCTGAATAAATCATAGCATTTGATCTCACAGAAGAATTAGGTTCATCTTCTACTAAATAAGCTTTAACCCCGTAGTCTACGTTAGTATTATTATAACCACCCCTTATTCTCGCCTCTTCTATAACCCAACTATCTGCATTTACTGACGTAGCAAAAACTGGATAATGACCATCAACTCCTGTAGGTACACCAAAAGAACCATTCCAACCCGGCGCGCTTGTTGCTGAGTCATAAGTCTTTTTCAAAAGAAAAGAATTAAAGTATTTTACTTCTATAATAGCTCCCATATTATTATCACTTATTTATTAATTTACTTACTAGGGATAAAGTACGGGTGCAGACACGGTAGTTCTAGCACCAAGTGCATTAAACGTAGCAGTATAAGATCCATCTTTAGTGTATTCCCAATTAACACTTGGTCTATAAAATGTTTTAACAACACTTCCACCAAATGTAGCTTTTGTAGTAAGGTTTAAATCAGTATATAATTGAGTTACATATTTAGTTATATGTTCTTTAGCATAATAAGTTACACCACCTACATTATATTGATATTGTTGAGGAGTAGAAACACCACCTGCATAATTATAATCCCCCATTATAAACCCTTGACTTACATTTATATTTTTAGTAGAAGCACAATTATTCCAATTACAACCTGTTCCTTCTAACGCCCCCATTGTTATTCTATATTCGCCTGGTAAGTCAAAAGCAAAAACTCTTCTTACTCCAGACGTACTAGTTAAACTAGCTCCTAAAGTCATTTTATTTGTACCACTTGTATTAGTCATTCCTCCTTCACCTACTGCTCCATATGAACCAGAATATGTACCACTATAATCAGATGTAGTACTTACCCCAATCAATGAATTATCAACATCTACTGCCACGGTCCAAGGGCTAGCAGAACTTGCTCTATATTCTACTGTTGCTTGTACTTCAATAGCTCCAGAAAGCCCTGTGTTACTTGATTCTCCCCAAAATTGTACGTAAAAAGCTCCTTCACTTATACCTAAACCAGCTGACTGTTTGTCTCTAATGAAAGTGTAATCACCTGTATCACCTGGAGTTGTACAATAAAGACTGCTGTTAGTTGTAGCTGGAGCAACTAAAGAAGTTCCATATACATTAGCAGCGATTGGTCCTGTAGGTGTTGTATCTAAAGCAGTATAACTTGGGCTAAAATAATATCTTGAACCATCTCCATCGTTCATAGGGGGAGAAGTTTGAACAAATCTACCAGGAACCTCAGGTTGACCTATTGTAATATTTAAAGTACAATCAGCTGTTAATCCACCTGCATCTGTTACTCTAGCAACTACAGCGTAAGTTGCAGCTCCAGTAGCAGCCGTAATTACACCTTGGTTAGCTACTGTTGTCATTGTAAATATACTAACTGGACTTCCTCCTTGTGTTTGAGATACAATAGACCATGTTAAGTTATCTGTATCTCTTGTGGTATCTGCAGATCCATTTTTACCTGTTAATGTAACTATAGCAGGCAAAGCATCAGTGGTTACCGTAATATTTCTTGGACATGTACCATCTATTGTAGGTGGTATATTACCTAATTGTCCTGATTGAGCTGGTGGAGTACTTTCGTCTCCACTTATATCATATGTAAAATTAAATTCATAATTACCAGTAGTAGAAGCATCAGGTCCATAATAAAATTTCTCAGCCGTTTTTAAAGTATATGTATAAGGACTTCCCGCAGATTCTACTAATGTAAATTTACTTGTAACATTTTCAGGTATTGCTTTGCTATCAAAAACACTCCATTTTCCATTTGCTGGATCAGTATCAATTCTTGCACTAGGTATTTGAGTTCCAATAACATCTTCCCCGTAAAACGGACCAGCAACTACAGTATTAAGTGCATCATCTTCTTCTAAATTAAGTACAAATCCTCCAGTAGACCATACTCCTCCCGTGTCTGTAGCAACCGCCGTGTTTAAATCTGATATTAAACCTGTTGTAGAAGTTTCCCAGTAAATATCTAATCTAGAAACTTCTGGTTCAGTTTCATAAATTGCTAAATATTCTATAGGATCATAAGGGCTACTTGCATCTGCTATTACTCCAAAAGCTTGAGTAGTAATTACTTGTCCTATTAAAGGATTAGATTTAGCTGTATAAAAACCCCATACATCAAGTGTATTAACTATAGTAACATCTATATCAAATAGATCTCTTAAATCTTGAATAATACTAACTGTATCACTTAATCTTCCGGGATAAAACTGTTCGTTACCAGCTGTTGTTACCACTCCGGTCGCTGCATCATTTTGAACTCTACCAAATAATTGTACAGAACTTCTAAATTGTTTTTGTTGTGGTCCAACTTCACTAAGATCTCTAGGAACTTTATTTATATTATCATTTATTAATACAATATTTGATAAAGCTCCACCAGTGTTTGTTCCATCAGGATTACCTTTCATCACTCCAGGTAAATATACATTATAATATTCTTGTTCTTGTTGTTTAACTACAATTTTATAAGAATACCAACCTAAAGGATTATAGTTTGCGTTAGTTTTATCTGAATTATATAAACCCGGGGTACCATTTTCTTTAGGTACTATAGCTGGAGAATCACTATTAATCGTGTCATTAAATAAAACTTTTAAAGATTCGCCTGGCCAAGCTGGAGCAACTGTATCTGCACAACCACCAGTTGCAGGGTCACAACGATAAGGACTATAAACAGTATCAGCTCCAAATCCCCCAGCTGTTAAGCTTGCTAAACTATTAGATAATATTGTGCTTGATTGTCTACCAAATTTATCTGATAAAACAATACCAACTTGATAATTTCTATTCTGTTTTAGAGAATGATTAGGATATTCAGTAATTGCGTGACTACTATACGCTAATGTGTTTGCTGCTTTATCAGACACACCTACTTGATAATCTAAAGAAGGAGGTGGAGTATGTTTGTCTTGAAAATTACCATATGTAATTCTATTACTTATTAACTCTTGAGCTTTAGCTCTTACAGGTACTCTATCATATACCCTTATTAATTCATCTTCTGGTAAAGTTTTATAAGGTTTTGTAGATTCATAACTATAAATATACACATCATCCGTAAGACTAGTATTCCATGGAGGAGCATTTTCTACTTTAATAGTATCTACTACTCTTATAGCTTGGCCATCAGATTCTTTATATAGAATATCTATTTCTGTAATTTTAATTGGGGATGTTGTTGTAGCTTGAAGAACAGCGCGGGTTGCAGGAAGAGGAATAAGTAAATCTATTTTTGTTACTTTGTTTTCCATAAAATCTACAATAGTACTTTCATAAGTAAGTTTTTCATCATCACTTATAAAATAACCATCTTGTTTAGGGATAAACATTGATTGAGTAAATGGTGCAAATATAGAATATTCACCATCATCGAATTTAAATCTATAACTAAATCTTATAAATTTATCTTCTAAAAATTGAGGATCACCACCATAAGTAGCGTCTAAATAAGGGTTTGCTGTTCCATCTGGTAATGTTGTAGATGTAACATCATACATGGTAGTTTCTAATCCACCAAAAGTTAAAGCAATGTTGTTTGCTATAGTGTTAGATTTATTTGTATCAAAACTAGTAACGCTATTTATTTTTGTTACGATAGTTCCACTTTTAACACCTGTGCCTGATACACCTAGTCCTACTGCAACTACTCCCACAACATTATCTACTATAATAGTCTTAGAATCACTAACAACACCATTAGTATCCGCCGTTATAACTGGTTGACCAGCTTGACTACTTACATTTAAAACTTCTATAGGTTGATAAGGATTATATTTAGATACAGATATAGAATCTTCATCAGTATAATAAGTTGGTACTACATAAGCACTACCAAAGCTATTAGCTGCATCAACATTTATTTTTCTAGGTTGGTTTCTATTATCAGTCCAAAATAAAAGACCTTCAATAATATTAATCCCTATTATATGATTAGTTTGTGAGAAATTTAAAAAAGCACCTTCTACTAATACAGCAAATTCACCACTCTGTTGGTTGTACCCCATGATATAGTTTTTTGCTGCAGGGTTATATATAATATTAGTTTCAGCTTGAGTGTCAAAATTATCTGTCCAAAAACTATATATAGTTGTGTTATTTTCATCTACAAATTCACCTATACATTTAATGTTAGCAGCACCTACAAGAGTAGAGAACTTTTGCCCGTTAAATAATACTTCTGAGTTTCCTAAAACGTTTTCTAATGCCCCCACATCTGAACCTTCTGATCTACTGATCTGAACATTTTGCGCATCGCGATATTCTCCAGATGGTAACAGCCTGTCATCCAGGTCTTTGTTCATCTTGGACTTTATAAAAGCGTTTTTAACTTCAGCCATTTAATTTTAGTGTTTTATCCATTTAGATTTTCCTCTCATTACTTGAGATATTTCCTCAAGTTTAATATTAGATAATCTAATTTTAGCATTTCTAAGTTTACTACTTCTTTCTCTTTTTAATCTTTGTACAATATATTCAGGTTGATTTATTCTCGATGCTATAACCGCGTGAGACATGTGAGCATATAAAGCTTCTTCTGCCATTTTAGGTATTCTACTATCTAACTCATAAGCTAAACCATCTGAAACATATTCAAAAATAATTAATTGTCCTACTAAATTACTTGAAAAAGCTATTTTACCTTCTCTTTCATTTAAATTAAACCAACCATTCATGTTAGCAGTTTTAGGATCCATACCGTATAGTTGCCCATAAGCCATATACCAGTAACCACCGTTACCCCAATCATAACCCCACCAATCTAATCCTTGATTAAATTCACTACTGTTAAATTCTTGGTTTATTAAATTTGTATTCGCCTCTGCCCATCGTTCTTCTGTAATAGAAGGAGTTTGTATATTATCATCATCACCTGCTTGTACAGGAACCCCTAAGTTATCTTGAGCTGGAATTTCATAAGGACTATCAGTAAGATTATTTGTAGGATATATAGGGTGTAAAACACCTAGTTGATCTATCCAAGATACTTTTACATAGTTAACATAATCTTGTGGTAAAGCTAATCCTAAGCTTGGAGGGATTGTAAGCTCTTGAGATTTTATACTTTTTAAAGTATCATAACTAAATTCTTGTAAACCTCTTTTAGCATGAAAAATAAGATCAGTTCTTTTAACACTAGGAATAAGTTTTCCTGCACCTACATATGCTACTATAAAATTATTTATAACATCATTTAAAGTAACATAAGCATAGCTTCCATAATTATTTTCAACAGTTGTACCGTAAGCATCTTTGTCACCGTAATTCCCACCAGTTAAGCTTGTTAATTGACATACTATAGTCATGTTTTGAGCTAGTGGAGCTCCTAATGTAATAGTATTACCCACTAATGTATATGCTGTTATATATTCAGTATATGTAAACCCGTCCGGACTAGTATAAAGTTTGAAGTTATTTAAACCATAATCATCACTAGTAGGATCATAGTTAGCTAATTTTAAATCAGTATCAAAAGTAAAAGTAAAAATACTTTGACCCGCTATATCTGTAACTACAAAGCCTTGAGCTCCTGCGTAATATTGTCTGTTAGTTTCGGTTATTAAACCGCCATCTGGAATAGCCATATTTTATTAACTTTTTTGATTAACTTCTGTAGCTTGTTCTTCAGCTGCAGCTACTTGAATAAGTTGAGGGTCTTTTATAACAACACCAGCATATAGTAAGATTTTAACTATTAATGAAGTTTGTTCTGATTCAGATAATTCAAAATTTTGTGATATTGCTGAGTCATAAATGTATTGTTGTACCGGTCCTACGGAATATCCCCATATTACATTTCTAGGTTTTCTTACAAAATCTACAGTAACATCCCCATTAGTATTAATACCACTAGGACTAATATATAGTTTGTTATTCTCATATAAATATGTAGGAAAAGTTTGTGTTGCTTGAGTTAATTTTGATCTTTCTGTTTCGTAGTAATCACTTCTTTGAAGTCTTTGTATTTCTACGGGAATACCTCTGGGTATATTATAAACCACTGGGCCTAATCTATAGAAAGATAATATTGAGGAAGGATATGGAGGTGTTGTAGGTTCTACACCTGTGTATATAATCGTATTATTATAAGTATCAACAGCCGGTAAAACCCAAAAAGGATTGTTAGGTGTTGTTGTATTATCATATGTAGCATCTCCAAAAGTTTTAAATATAGAAATTCTTTCATCTATATTTTCTATCCTATCAGAATAATCTACATCAGCTTGTGGCACACGTAATTGTTGATTTAAATCATCAAAGTATTGTTCGAATATATCTAATTGCACCTGAGTACCAATTTTGTTGAACTCATCTGGGGTTATATAACCTCGTTGTTCTTTATTAAGTATTGTTAATACTGTTTGATATACCGTGTTTACGTTTATTGCCATATTTCTTTAATTTAGATCTATACATCAAGGCGACAAAAGCCGCCTTAATATATAATCACTTGTTTATAGATTTTTTTCTATAGACCTATAAATCTCTACACCTTCATCAGTTTTTAAGAAACTGGCAAAAGCCGAATAAGGATTTTCGTCAAATGGAACGCTCATTAATTTTCTATCATTAGATCCCCAATGGAAGCTTCTTTGATCGTTAGAAAGTTTAACAATATTAGCTTCTACTGCTCTAATAGCAAAATTTCTTAATACTACGTTCTCATCATTAGCTAAAGCTAAAAACGTTTTTGGTTGTTTTTTAGCCATTAGCATTAAATCTCTTTTAATTTCTTTAGAACTCATTTCAGAAACTGAGCTACCTTTTTCAACTCGTAAAATAGCTTCTCCATGATCCACATCCATCTGTCTTGCAGCATTTAATGCGTCAATTTCTAAATTAATATCGTGTAGTTCGTCTACCGCTATAGCTACATCATCTTTTTCTTTGTATCTCCCGTCTTTCATAGGGTGATATAAAGATAATAATTTTTGTAAATTTTGTTGTTCTTTAGGTACCATTAAACTTCCATCTCTAAAAGTTATATGACCTAAAGTAACTTCACCTTTTTGTTCGTCTACAAATGGTGAGTTTTGATTAGTAGCATATCTTAATTCTCTTTGTTCCCCGGTTTTATCATCAAACCAAAGTAAAGGATGCTTTTTTGTATGCTTACTAGGAATTGTTAGTGTTAAAGGATGGTGAGCACCGGCTACCCAATACACTCTATCTTTTATTACCCAAATATCTCTGGGATGTTTTTTTTCTTCTTTCACAATCACTGGAGTTTCCACAACGGGTATCTCTACAGTAGACTGTATTTTTTTAGCTTTTTTTGCCATGATATAATATAATTTAATAGTTTTAAAAAAATAAAGGTAAGGCGCCGTTAAGACGCCTTATCTTTATATAAAGTGATTAAACTCCTTTGAATAATACAAAGTTGTTAGCAGCTTGAGTTACTAAACATCTTTCAGATAGGAAGTTAACTTCCATAGCATCAAGATCTGAAGTAAATGCTCCACCAACAGAACCAGTTAACCATGATTTCATACGTCTGTCATCAGCTTGTGATGCTCTATATCTAACGTGTAAAAATGGTCTTCTAATATTTGTACCAAGAATTTGATCGTAAACAGTAGATGTACCAGCTGGAATTAAAACTCCTTCAATAGAAGCAGGTCCTACTTGTGCACCCCTTGTAGAAGCGTCATTTAAGTATTTCCAGTCAGTTTTGTAGAAGTCATAAGAACCTCTTCTGAAACCGCTGAACCCAAGATTCAATGCCATTTCTTCTGAGTTTTCAAATAATCCAAAAGCAGTTCCACCAGCAGAACCAGCAGAAATAGAAGCAAGCATGTCATCAAAATCTAATGAAACTTCTCTGTTTAAGAAAAGCATGTTTTCTTCAATAGCTCCCTGCGTGTCTAGGTTTTTAAGAATATCATCAAAATCTCCTATACCAGCAGCAGCACTGAATCCAACTTCAACATTACCTCTAGCCGAGATAGCTGCAAATAAACCTTCAGTACCACCCGGTTGTAATGCTGCGGCAAAAGCTGCTGCGTTAGCACCAACTAGTTCACCTTCAACACACATCATTTCTAAGTAGTCTTCAAATCTAAGTCTTGTTTCAGACTCAGCTTTCAAGTACCATAAATAACCGTTTGTACCATCTTCAGTAGCAACTTCAACCCACCCAATTTGAGCAGTATCAGAACCGTTTACTACATATTTATTTCTAATAATAACTGGTTTGTTTTGGAACTGCGTAAATGCAGGATCAATACTAACATAACCATTGTTACCAGTGGCATAGTTAGGAGTTGTAGATCCTTTTGCATATTCAGAACCATAAACAAATATCTTTTTACCAGCACCATCAACAAGACCTGCAGCGGCCATATTAAGAACGCCATAAGTAGTGATAGTAATAGTTCTCCCAGCAGCACCAGCTGCGTTAGGATCAGATGCAGTAACTAAACCTTTACATTCATTACCAAACGCGTCCATAACAACGATTGTTTGGTTTGCAGAGATAACATTAGTAACTCCAGCTGTAGCAGGAATTATAAGGGTACCAGCTCCAGAAGCAGAGGTACAGTTGTCATAAGATATATGCAATCTGTTTTGTTCAGACCAGATAACCTGATCAGATGTCATAGGAAGCTCAGCTCCTACCATTCTAAGAAATCCAGATAAAGTTCTGTTACCATATCTTTCGACTTCTTGTTCATAAAGCTCAGGTAAATATTGCTGAGCAAAGTTTCCACCAGCACCACCATCAAATTGAAGATAGTTGCTTGCTAGTGTTTGTTGTATCGGCGACGGAATAATCGAGCCGAATTGTGGTGATAAAAATCCCATAATAATTATAAATTTTAATTAGTTAAATCGTTTTGTTTTAATTTTAAGTTTTGAGGAATCTAATCCACTAATTGATTTTACTTTTAATCCATTTATGAAGACATTTCCGTCGGCAACTTGCCTTGGCTTTTCATTTGTGATATTTTTAGAACTATCAACGACACCTTTGACGCCGTCAGCTTTTCCTTGTTCGTAAAAATGATTAGCGAGTTTATCCGCATTCATAGCAGCATACAGTGATTTATGATAACCTGCTGGATCAGTAACAACTCCTTGATCGTTAGTATATTTATTTATAAATTTACTAATATCAACTTGTGTTTCACCAGTTTGTTTAGGATTTGAAATTTTATATCTAAACTTTTTTTGCCCTAACTCAAAATCAAACCCTTGAAATTCAGCATTAAACAATTGATTAGTTTTATTTTTAAAATCCTGATGGTTATTTTCCATCACTTCCTGTTGCTCATTGTATCGGTTGAAAAAATCCGTAGCTTTTTGTTGATCTTGAGATACACCAGGTCTCAACTTGATTTCCTGATAGTATTTATCTTTAAGATTCTCTAATTCTGTACGAGCTTTTGCAACTTCTTCTTTGAAAGCTAGTTTTTTCTTTTTAACATCTCTAGCTTCATCCACCTCTTCATCATAGTTAAAATTATCTTCTAATAAGAAGGCAATTTCTTCACTATTTAAATGAGGTTTAGTTTGTTTATAGTATTCATTTAATAAAGTAACATCATCGGTTTTTGTATAATCATGATTTAATCTTACATAATCTTCTACAGTTCCCCCTGTTTGTTCCATAAATGAAACTAAATTTTCTATATTTTCAGGTAATGGTTTACCTGTTTTTACAGTTTCTTTAACAGCATCTTCAACTTTATCAGTTAATTCCTCTGTTTTTTCTTCTATGATTTCTTCGATTTCAACGATAGAATCCTCTTGCTTGGATTCTTGTACTTCCACACTTTCGCTGGACCGTACTTGTCCGTCCACGCTTTTGCTATCTCCGGGTGATTCGCCCACAGATACCTCTCCTGTTTCTTGCTCTGAAATGGCATCGTCTTTTGATATTGTAACCTTAGTAACTTCAGGGACTATTTCCCCTGTAGCTTCAGGTTTGGTTAAATCTAGTTTTGTAACTTCTTTGTTACTTGCGTGACCTAAGTTTTTAGGCGTTTTTTTCTTTGACTTTATTTTAAAGTCACCTTCCTGTTTTACAGGTTCAGTTGTTTTTGTTTCTTCTGACATAATATAATATTATAAAATTAGTAATTATTGAGGGCTAAAAGCTTCTAATCCAAAATCCCCTATGCTATCATTGCTTGACTCGAAATTAATTGGTGCTCCATCATTTTGTCTTTGTTGGATCATTTCACTTTGTTGTGAACCTTCCATTTTAATTCTTTTGTCTTTTCTATCTTCTATTTCTGTTTCTTTTAATGATTCCGTTTGTCTTTCGGCTCTAGCTAATTGAACATTATAGTTAAATTCTTCGGCCATTAACATACGTTTTATTTCAGCTTCAGTTTGCATTCTTTGTATTTCAAACTGTGATTTAGCTTGTTCTATATTAACTTTTTGTTCAGTTAATACTTGTTGTTTTTGCACTTCCGCCATAGCTGTTTTTTCTGCTAATTGAGCATTTGCTTGTGCTTGTGCTTGTATATTTGCTTCTTGTATTCTTTGATCTTTTTCTTGCTTAATTCTACGTCTTTGCTTAAGCATTTGATTAGCTAGTTTAAGATTTTTTATTTGTCTTAAGTCTATAGCGTCTTCAAGTTCAATTCCTCCTGCTTGTAAAGCTACTTGTATGTTTTGTTCTAATTGTGCTTTTTCTTCATCATCTGGTTCTAACTCTAAGAATATACCAAAATCATGTAAAGATAAATTTTTTACTTCATCTAATGTATGAGTATTATATACTGATATACTTTGCATTAAAGACTGAGCAGTTAAAGGATTGTTTAATACATCTGTTAATTTTTTAGAAATATTTTCACATAACCTTAAGCTCATAAATAAACTAGCATTATTAATATGTTTAGTAGCAATGTTTGATTGTTGAGCTGCAATTTTTTGTAATCCAACTAGTGTATCTCTATCTGGTAAACTACCATCTCTTGCTTCGTTAAGACCGGTTACATCCCTAATCATCTGTAGATAATAATTATAAGTAGATATTAAAGCACTTATTTTTGCTTGACCAGCTGATGAAGATAATTCTTGAACTGGTACTTTACCTCTATTTAATTCACCATCTTGAGTTAATGACCTACCTACAACAGAACCAGTTTGAAAATACATGTTCAATGCTTCTGCTGGATTATAATTTGTTCCATTACCTAAGTCGACTTCAGCTAATCCGTCCATGTCTAAAAAGACACCGTCAGGAACCATTCTAGATAATACTTGTTGTAGTTTTAAATGAGTTAATTGAATCATGTCCGCAAAACCCATTGTTTTAGTAACTAAAGATTCTATTCTACCTTTGTACATTCTTGGTGCACAAATAGCATAATTCATTTCAACCTTGGTAGTGTCAGCCATAGGTCTTGTCATATTTTCTGCCAACTCCCATTTTAATAACACGTCTGTTCCTAACACTTTAGCTCCTTCAAACAATATCTCTATACTTCTACTTATTTTAGAAAAAGATTCTGATTCTGGAGGATTAAAGGTATCCATTTTTTCTAATACTTTTTCTAAACCAGTATCAGTTTGTTTTAATTTAAAAACTTGATCTGCATAAGATTTATATTCAAAAAATAAAACTTGTACTGTATTTTCATCATATGCACCCCATCCATAAATATAATTATTATTACTATTATATTTTTGTAATTTTTCTAATTCTTCATTAGAAATATTAGGAAAATGTTTTTTAACTTGAGGAATAGTCATCGCCCTTACTTCACCTACATAATATAAATCCTCAAAATTAGGATCTTCTGTATACGAATAAACCATATAAGCTGGATCTACATAATCTAATGTTATACCATTTGATGGATTAAAATTAGTTTTAGCGGCTGCTATACCTAAAGTAACTAAATCTAAATTTATTCTACGTTTTAATAATTCAAATTTATTTTGCGCTAATACTTGACTAATCGCCTCTTCTTCTGCTATTTCTATGGATTGTTTATAAGATAATTGCAAATGCAATTCCATTTCTTCAATACTTTTTGGTAAATCGTTTCTTGGAATTTTAGTGTTTGATATATCTACACCTGTACTAGCTTTTACTTGCTCTTGTATTTCCCACGCATACATATCCTTAGCTAAACCTTCTGCGTATTTTGTTCTTTTTTTAATTGACTCTGGATCTTGAGCGTATGCTTTTATATCATAATCTTTAGCTGATATACCATTTGTTAATATATCTACAAATTTAGATAAGATTGGGACAGGTTTCCAATCTAAATTTAAATAAGATAAATCACCATTAATAGATAATTCATCTTTATATTTTTGTACAGGTTGTTCTCCTCTAGCATATAATCTTCTTGTATGAAAATTATTAAATGTAGTTAAATACCTATTACCATTAGTTCTTCCCTGCGCGAACCATTCTGATTGTATAGCATTAGCAACTTGCTTTCCATACTCCCAAGACATCTTTTCCTGCATAGGTACTACCTGAGCTGGAAACGCGCTATTACTATTATAGTTTATCTTCATTTATTGTATTATTTTTGAAATATCACCAGAATTATTATATTTTTTTATACCTAAATCGTATTGAGCCAATATTATTTTAGGTATAGGTTTATATTTATGTTTATTACAAGCCATAATAGCTAAACCTGAACTTATAGAAGCATCATGCGAAGTTCTATTATTAATATTAAACTTAGACCAATCATTTAATGTACGATTAAAATACATATCTCCATAACCTTGTCCGTTATAACCTATGTATGTTTCTATGTACGATTCGATTGCTGCTGCATGAGCTTGTTTTATATCTTCACTTGAGTTAGGTATACCACCAATTTCTCTTTCTGTTACAGATAATTTATTATAAATTTTATCAGGACGATTCATAGAAAAACCTCTATAACCTCTTCTTTTAAAATGATACAATAATCTAGGTTTGTTATTTTCAGCCAATAGTGGCATTCCATAAAATATACACGCCATTAAAACATCTTCAAAAAATATCTCAGCCGTTTGAGGTCTAGAGATATATTCTAAAAAGAAATGATTAGGTGGAACATCTGACATACTAAAAGTAGTAAGTCCGTGTAAAGATCCATTAGAACCTCTACCATCTACAGTTCCCGATATATCATAACTATCACAACCAAAAGCTCCTAGCTCTTGATTACCAGGATATTTTATCCCATTTTTTGTTATGAAATTATTTTGTAAAGACATGGGTGGAACCCAACTTATATAAAACCTTCCACTTTTATTAGGAACAAATTCTACAATAGTATCTTTTATTCCTTCTCTCCAATTAAAACTTCCTTGAGTAACAACAGAACTATGTTTTATATCTGCATTCCAATCTATTTGTTCATAGATTTTTGTTAAATTAAATAAGGAAGATTTGGCTTCGTCTCTGAAAGCATGTTCTTCAGTTCGTGGAAATTGTCGATAAAATTCATTTAAAGCATCTTGATCTTGTTTTAAACCATCAACTTCATTTTGCCAATATTCGATGACTCCCGTATCAATTTCGACATCTTGTGGACCTTTGATAGATTTAGATGGGGTATCGAAGACAGGTAACCCATAAGAATCAAGGTATCCTTCGTAGTTCCATTCCATAGGTATGAACAAAGAATATAATCCTGACCTAGTTTGGCCATTGGCGTTTCGTTGAGTAACATCTGAGTCATAATATAATTTTTTAAAGTTATCTCCTCCTTTGTCTAAAGCGTTAGAGGTAGATCCCATCATACATTTACCTATAATTCTAGAACCTAATCGTAAACATGTTTTTGTAACACGCCAATTATTTAATATATTGTTTGGTCTCTCCCATTTTCCAGATTCATCATGAACTAATAGCTTGAGTCTTTCACCATCATAACTATTATCCCCTGTATTTTTCCAGTCAATAGTTGTATCTAATCCTTGAAGTTCATCTGGTTTTTCGTTTGCAATTATTTTTCTTCTTGTAAATTTACTTGCTGGTACTCTATATGCTAACTCAGTTTTAGGTCGATCCATACCATCTTGAATCGGTTTAAAAAAGAAAGGATAATTAACTGAAATAGGTACTACTTTATCAGTAAACATTGTTTTTGCATCAGGTCCTGTTTTAGATAAGATTCCATATCGTGAGTCGCTGGAAATAGTTGCCAAATTAACAACTTCTCCTGACGCCATGAATGAAAAACCAGACCGTCTATTTTTGAGGTAGGCCATTCCATAGCAACGTTTGTCCGCTTTACAAGCTTCCCAAAAGATAAAGAATAATCTATTTGCTTCTCTAAAGTCTGGTTTACCAACGTCAATTTTGGACCACTGCAAGTACATATAATGAGTGCCAGTGATATAAGTAGAAATATTTTTGTTATAAAAGAAAAACCCTTCATCTCTATATTCGAATTCTTTATCAATATAATCATACCATTTTTCTTTGAAATCTACATCATATTGTTCCCAATCAAATATAGTTTTAATATGTTTAAATTGAGTCGGTAAGGGTGTAAATTCCCATGCGTTTGATTTAAATTTATGCACATTTTTAGCTACGGGTAAACCTATAACTAAATTTTGTATTTGTATAATTTCCCCTACTGTTCCATTTTTACTAATAACAATAAGATCATGTTCTTTGTTATATCCATACTCCCATTTATTATACCTATTCATTCTTTTTAGAATTTTAGGTTTAATATAATCAGGTAATATTTTATATAAAGTTTGCTCGTACATTATTTAGATCTTCCTTCGGCAAAACCTTTAAAAGTTTTCTCTTCTTTAACTTCTTTAGGTTTTTCATTTAATATGTCTTCTTCTTCTTGAATTCTGGTAAGAATTTCGAATGCATCAAAGATAGCTAATTTTTTAGTAGCTGCAGCATTTTTTAATCTATCTGCGGAAATATCTGGTCCGAAATCTATAATCGGTTCTTTAGCAACTTTAATAAGTTCATTAACCGCTACTCGTCCAGCGTGGATTATATTCTTTTTCGTTTCCTTGATACTCATATTTAATTACAATGTCATTTGATTTCATACAATATAATCTTTCATTATCTATTAAAAAATCATATTCTCCGTAAGGTTTATACCCTACAAGGTCTCCCTCGCTCACTCCGAGGCCTTCTAAGACCTTATTACCTATTTTTAATACCCCAATAAGCTTTTCTTCTTTTTGACTCTTAAATTGACTTTTATTTTCTATTGGTTTTATAAAACATCTATTGTTAATTGACCGCCAATCACCTTTATTTTTGTATAAATAAATTTGATCTATAGAAACAAAATACAAATTATCTTTAAAAAAAGCTTTACCATTTTTTTGTTTTCCATCCATACCATACCAACGTCTAAAAACGTTATGATGAATTAAAATAGAATCCCCTACTTTAATAGGTGTGGTAAAAGCTTTTGGTATTGCAATTACTTTTGCATAATTATTTACAAACTTATGTTTTTCAACTTTAGTATTTAGTATAAGATTTTTATCCCCTACCTTAACTTCATTGTTATAAGTTTCGCCTAATGGTTCAACAATAAAATCATATATGCTGTTCATTAGTACTCTAAATCATACTCAATAGATATTGCCATGTTAGAATTAAATTTTTTCCATGGCAATACCTCATTGTTTTTTTTAATGAAAATATTATAAGAATTGTCTTTTTCTTCATATAAGATATGAGAAATTTCATGACCACCATATACAGGTTGTGTTACAGCATAATGCATTGCATCATTTTTATAATCAGAACCTATACTGATTTTTCTTATGATGTGATCCATTATTTTTTCTCTTCTTCTACTTTTTCAATTGGTTCAAAAGTACCATCTTTTAAGCTTATATTAATAGCTCCGTATTTATCTTCAAGAGTTTTCTTCATTTCTTCACCGTCTTTATTAACGTCACTAATTTCATGCAATGCAGCATGTTTTTGTGATTCTAAAGCTCCGATCTGTAACAATAATTTATTTATTGCTTCTTGATGTTCAGTTACTTGTTTAAACTCTTGTTCGTCTAATTTTTTAATTTCTTCACTCATTTTAATTGATTTAATTGTTTAATTTATTTAGTTGATTGTTTAAAGTGATTATCAAAATGATATTCTACTTTTTTCTTAAGTTCTGTGTGATAGTTTTCGTCAAGTATCATAGTTAGTATTTTTTTTTCTGCTTGCGTGTAACCTATAGCATAAACACTAATAATAGTTATAATACTTAAAGTAATTATTTTAAGTTTATTTTTCATTTTATTTAATTTAATTATATTTAATTTTATTTACCCTTGTGAAAGCCAAGTTTGTTTTTTATTTCTTTCTTCCATAGTGGTTTCTTTTGTTGGTCTAGCACTAGCCCTTGGGATCCAATCCCACATTGCTTGTTCTCTTTTTAGATTCCAATCCTCGCGTCGCGTCCAACTTGACTCAAATTGAGTTTTTCTATTAGAACTTGGTTCTATACCAGGAACTCCAGGACTAATATCTTCATTCAACCATTTATCATAAGTAGAAGAAGGAATAGTCCTAGGGCCAAAACCGGATATACCATGTTGAGATTGTGCAGCCCCATGTAATTGAGCTTTTCTTTTTAATCTTTTATTGATTTTATTTTTATAAGTGCTCATATTGTATAGTTACAGATTTTATTTATTTTTTAAATAAACTTGTTGCTTTTTCAGTTGTTCGACCACCGAAATAAGCTAAAACAACTGACATCATCACTTTCTCAAAAGTATCGTTCCATAATTCTCCTATATGAAAAGGTATAGTTTCTACGCTATCCAATATACCAGCTAATGAAAATACTATAATACACCATACTAAAACTAGTGGGCGTACGTTTTTAGAAAGCCACGAATCTGATAAACTATCTGCCTCCCATCTTGAAGTGATAGCATCCATTTCTTTATTTTGCTGCTCAAATATAAGTTGTTGTAGTTTTATTTTATCTTCACTACTTACGTTTGATTTACCTATAGCAGCAATAGCTTCTGCAGGAGATGAAACGCCACTAATTAAATTACCTAAAGTAGGATTAACTAGTGAGGCAGCACCAAACAATAGTTTACCTACAGTAGTCTCTGCAAATTTCTTTTTTGGTTTACTCATCTAATTTTGTTTCTAAAACTTGGTTTCCGTTTGGAAAAATATAATCATAACCAGGGTACATAATAGTAGTATAACCCCTGTTGTCAACACCTTTAACCTTATGTTCAACCCCCTTCATAGTAATTTTATTACTAGGAATTAAATTAGATTTATTGTTAACATCAGGACTATTTTTTAAATACCCTGTTTTTGATTTTTTCACTTCTAGTTATCTCCTGGTTCTGGCCATGTTCCACCTTTATTGCTTTTACTGACATTGAATGCTTTAAGATAAGCATTCTTTTGAGCTTCAGTTTGTGGTATAACACCTTTTGAGATTTCCTTACCATAGTTTGGACCATATGTCTCTAGAGCTTTTTTTCCTTCACCAGTATTAGCTTTTTTAATAGAATCCCACACACCAGAAACAAAAGTCAAGTTTCTCTCTGATGTCTTTTTGGCCTCTCTAGCTTTGTGTAACTTCTTCCCATGCTCTAATACCGCATCAAGATTATAAGTTTGTTGAGCAGCACCTTTACCCATTATTTCATCGACTTTAGCAGCACCTTTTTGGTAACCTGATTGTCTAGCTGGTCCGAAGTTTTGAGTATAACCTCTTGCACTACCTAAGTAATCAAGTTGCTTTGCAGCATCTGCTGGGTCTTTTGCATTGACAGCACCACCTTGAGCAGCACCTTTTTTGTTGTTTTTATTCATTTTTTTAATATTAAGTGTTTAATTTGTTTTCTAGTTTATAAGGTTTAAGTTCCCAAGGTTGGTTTGGATCTCCAGAAGCCATCTTAGCGTAAGGATATTCTTTTCCTTTCCAATATACAACTTCTTTACCAGCACCGTTGATTCCATAATCTAATTCCCCATCTTTATATTGCCTAACATGTTCAAGTTCGTGAACAATAGTTTTTAATTTTTCACCAGGATCCCTATCTTTCGTAAAAGAATCTTCGTTTAAAACAATAACTCCATTTTTAGGTGTTCTAGCGTGAACTTGATCTCCTTTCATATCTCTTTCAAACATTGAAGTGCTTAAAAGGGCTAAATTAAAAGGAGGTTTTATTTTAAATGCCATGTTATTTAATATAAGGAAATTTTTTATTGAACCATTCTTTACGATTCTCACATCCACAAGGAATATTAAGACCGTCAGACATTTTATCTACAACGGTCTTAATTCCTGTTTTTTCAGTGAATTTCGCTATACTGTCGCCAAATCCCCTTGATTTCATTTATCTTATAAAGTGTTATCTGTTGAGAAAACAGCACTTGACCAGTACATTTGATCATCAGTACCTCTTACTCCGCCACCATCTAAACCAAGTTGAGCTGCAGCAGCTACACCACCTGGGTTAGCTGTTAAAGCTTTAACAATAGCTTGAGAAGGCATGTTACCATCTACAGTAACTGCAGTTGGATTTGTAGCGGCTGTTTGCGAAATAGATACAGTCAATGTACATATTCTACCTGCTATAGAATCTGCAGGTACAGTTGCGCCATCAGCATGTCCAGCATTGTAAGTTGCTAAACCACTTTTAAGTGTAATGATTGCGGTGTAAACACCAGCAGCAGTACTATCTGCGATATTTTCAATATCACTTACAGGGATAAGTACATCTCTACCTCCCCAATCGCCACCACTCCCTGGAGCTGTAGCGTTTTCAATTTTAAATTTTACAAATTTTGCCATAATTTTTGTTTTTGTTTTTGTTGTTGTTGTTGTTGTTGTTTTATGTGATTTGCAGTTTACTCTGTTTTTT